TGGAACCAGCGAAGGTGCAAAGTTCCGCATCGTTATGAAGGTAGAAAACTTTAAATTGATTGATGGTTCCTATGATGTGTCTATTGCAAAGAAGGGCATGGCTCGATTCAAGCACAAGACAATTAACATTACTTACTACATCGCAATTGAAGCAGCAAATTCGACCTTTGGTGAGGAATAATCATGGCTATTGATAAAGCAAAGGTTTTGGGATGCCTTCAGGAAATCTCAAACTCGCTGACTCGTATTGAAGCAGAACGAGATTTAATTCGTGAAATTCTTGCAAAGATGCAGGATGAATGCGAGATTCCCAAGAAGTTGGGTCGTAAACTGGCGAGGACTTACCACAAGCGTAACTATGAGGAAGAAGTTGCAGAGCAGAGCGACTTCCAAACCATTTACGAAACTGTGGCTAAATAAGTCTATTGGGGTGCAATCTCTATTTGACGGCACAATCCGCCAGACTGCTCGCCGTGGGAGTTCACCTTCCCCACCCCATCTTTTTATTATGAGGTTTTGACATGAATGAAGCATTGTGGGTTGAGAAATATCGACCGCATACTATCGCTGACTGTATCCTTCCCGACGAATATAAATCTACTTTTCAATCCTATGTGGATCGGAAAGAGATTCCGCATTTGTTGCTTTGTGGTGGACCAGGTACAGGTAAGACTACAGTTGCTCGTGCGCTCTGTGATGAGATCGGCTGCGACTATTTGATGATCAACGGTTCGGATGAGAGTGGCATCGACACTTTCCGAGTCAAGATCAAGAACTATGCAAGTTCAATGTCTCTCGGTGGCGGCAAGAAAGTTATCATTATCGATGAAGCAGATTATCTGAATCCAAATTCAACTCAGCCAGCCATGCGTGCTGCGATGGAAGAGTTTGCTCATAACTGCACTTTCATCATGACTTGTAACTTCAAGAATCGAATCATTGAACCACTGCATTCTCGTTGCGCTGTAATTGAATTTAAACTTCGTAAAGAAGATAAGCCAAAGATGGCTGCTTCATTTATGAAGCGTGCATCAGAAATCCTTGCTAACGAAAAGATTCCGTTTGACAAAGCAGTTCTTGTTGAAGTTGTCAAAAAGCATTTCCCAGATTATCGCCGCATTCTAAATGAACTGCAGCGATATTCTGTCAGTGGTAAGATTGACGCTGGCATTCTTTCAAGCATTGCTGATGTGTCATTGAATGATTTGATTACATCACTCAAAGATCAAAACTTCAGTGCAATGCGCAAGTGGGTTGCTGACTTTGGTGGTGATGATCCTGCAAAAATCTATCGTAAGATCTATGATAGTTTATATGATGTGATGGATAAGTCTACGATTCCGAATGCAGTTTTGATTCTCGCAAAGTATCAATACCAAGCAGCATTTGTCGCCGACCAGGAACTGAACCTCACCGCATGTCTCACTGAAATGATGGTTGAGTGTAAGTTCTCATGAGCGTCAGAACAGCAAAACAAGATGGGAAAAGGTTTGAATTGCAAGTCTACCACCAACTAATCAAACAATACCCTAAACCTCAGTATGAAATCGAAAAAGATGTCCACTTAAAAGAGGTTGGAATAACTGTTGACTATTTAATTAAAAATGAAAATGGTATTGTGCTTGCAGTAGAGGCAAAGGGTGGAGATCATCCCACCAGAAAAGATGGTGGAGCGAAAAGAACAGACAATGTTAAAAAAGCAATTGCGAGTGGAGCATTGTATAAAGGCATGTATTCAAGTTCTACTTTCGTTGCATACTTCTCATTCCCGCCAAATGAAAATAGTGATTCAGAAACCAGTATAAGTGTCGCATTAAATAAAAAGTATTTTGATGATGTTGTTTACATTTTACCAGAACCTGAAAATAATATCGAGATTTTTTTAAATGGCTGATCTATTTAAAGAAATTATTCCGTCTATTCTACAGACGAAAGAGTATGCTCTCCTGACAGAACAGGATGAAAAGTCATATTCATCATTCATGGTCAATCGCGCACTTTCGTTTCATAGAGACACCGTTCTCTGGGCGAACGAGATGAATCGATTTACGAATCTCGATAACAAACTCAAATATGACTTTCTCCTAAATATAATAAGAGCCCAAAAGCGTCCATATTCAAAGTGGCATAAAAAGGCTCAAAGTAGTGATTTGAGTGTTGTCAAGGAATACTATGGTTACTCCGACGCGAAGGCTGAGGAAGCATTAAAGATTCTCTCTGACGACCAAATCACCGCGATGAAAAAACAGTTATATAAGGGTGATTGATCATGGTCGAAAAATTAGTAGAAGTCACATTAGAAAAGCAAGACGACTTCCTCAAGGTTCGCGAAACTCTCACACGCATTGGAGTCGCTGCAAAGAATGATAATATTCTTTACCAGTCTTGCCATATTCTCCACAAACAGGGAAAGTATTACATTGTACACTTCAAAGAACTCTTTGAGTTGGACGGTAAGCCAAGCAATATGTCAGACAATGACATTCAAAGACGAAACACCATCGCAAATCTAATGGCAGAATGGGGTCTTGTGAAACTTGTTGATGCAGACAAAACAAAAGACAATGTTGCGCCATTGAGCCAAATCAAGATTCTTCCGTTCAAAAATAAGAACGAATGGCAATTGGTTTCCAAGTATACAATCGGGAAAAAGAAAAAGGATCCTGTATGATTTATTTGAGTGTGTATAGACTTCATGATGATTTAGTATTACCAACATACGGAACTTCTTTAGCCAATTGCTTCGATTTATCCTTCCAGCCAACAAATAATGTTGTGACTGGATACGATTCATTCAACTCATCAATTGAGCGCGAAGTAAACTCATTTGGTGAAGTTTCGATCCATCCAGGAGATCGTCTGTTGATTCCAACAGGCTTGATCATGAAGATTGATCATCGCCAAACAATCGAAACATACGCTGACATTTCTCGCACAGAACTACCGCTACAAAATCATAGCATTCGCCTTCACCCTCGCTCTGGTCTTTCGCTTAAGAAAGGTTTGATCTTAGCGAACTGCGAAGGCATTGTTGATGTTGATTATCAAGAAGAAGTGTTTGTTCTTTTAACTAACATCTCAAAGATGCATACAACAATTCGTAAAGGTGATCGCATTGCGCAAGCAGAAATTGTTTGCAACGAACCATTCCATATTGCTGTAGTTAATACGCGACCAGAAAAACATTCTGAAAGATCTGGTGGATTTGGTTCTACTGGTGTTGCTTGATATAAATAGAATTGGATGCCCATTTGGGGTCCATAACTATAAACTTGCTTAATAAGGAGTTACAAAATGACTAATATCACTACACTCGCATCACATTACGGACTCGATCGTCTTCTTCCAACTGCTCTTGGGTTTGAAAATGCGTTCGCTGCTCTCGATAATGCTTCTCATCTTCTCACAGCAACTCAAACTGCATTTCCACCAGTGAATGTCATCAAGAAAGATGACTACAACTTTATTCTGGAATTGGCAGTTGCTGGTTATAGACAAAATGAGATTGAAGTCACTACAGAGAGAAATTCTCTCAAAGTCATAGGCAAAAAAGTAGACGAAGACACTCGCGAATATCTTGTAAAAGGTATTGCGGGTCGCAAATTCTCTCGTCAGTTTGTTTTGTCTGATACAGTAGTGGTTCGTGATGCTAACCTTGCTGATGGCATTCTTTCTATTCAATTAGAAAATGTCGTTCCTGAAGAACAGAAACCTCGTAAGATTGAAATTAAGTAAACAGTGAGATTATATTATGATTCGTGATGAACTATCGTGGGATGAATTGTTTATCTTACAGGCTACTCTGATCGCTCAGAAAAGCAAGGACCCGTCGACAAAAGTCGGCTGCGTGATCGTCAATGATGATAATGTCATTTTGTCGACGGGTTTCAATGGCTTTCCTCGCGGAATCGAAGAAGATTGGAAAGATCGTTGGAAACGACCAGAAAAGTATCACTGGGTTGAACATGCTGAGCGAAACGCAATCTTCAATGCTGCTCGCGTTGGTGTTTCACTCAACAACTCACGCGCATATCTAAACTGGGAACCAAAGCCATGCGCTGATTGCACACGCGCATTGATTCAGGCTGGCATCAAGGAAGTCATTGGTCCGAATCGTCCATGGAAAGGAGTCGGTGCTGGGAAGCATTACTCGATCGACCACGCCGAACAGATGCTCCGTGAAGCAGGAGTTCGAGTACGCTATTTCGACCTGCCCCCAGAACTAGGGGAACCCCCATTCTAGGACCGCTCTCGCGCCTTTCTCCTCGGCGAGAGAGGGTGTCGTAAGTTATTGATTTTATTCAGATTTTTTCTGTTGTATTTTCCTGTATTTTATACCACAATTGTTGTATGACATACATGAAATACATGACTTCTGGGACCGACTTATTCGGTGACCGCCACACGCTGTGGTATGTGGGCGATTATCATTATCAGATAGAATGCCGTGTTACGGGCAACAAAATCGACCTTCCAGACATGTGTTTCGAGGATGCTCTTCGCACCTTCGAAAGCGTGCTCGTAAGTTATTGATTTTGCAAGAGTTTTCCCTGTTGTCTTTTTTACGGGAAAATGCTATAATTGTCTTATGAAATACGAAAACACTGTGAAAATTGGTGATGTCGTCAAGTCTCTTGACTTCGTTGGTATCAACGACTGTTATTATGTCGGTCTCGTGGTCGGCATCAGCAAGATGGATGGCACTTTCCGCGCCAAGACCATCAAGCGTG